TAAAAAACCTAATGAGATAGACTCTAAAAAATCTGCACTATTTAATAGCAATGCAGGTTTAAACGTAATGAAGCAATACTTAGGGCCTATAGCTGTAGGAGCATCTTTTATTCCTGCACTTATATCAGATGAAGCAGAGGCAGAAGAAGTAACAGTAGGGCCTACAGAAGAAGAAGAGCTAGGGTTTACTCCTGTAATGGATGAAACTGTATCTGATAAATTATTAACTGGTGGAATGATGCCAGAAGAACCGCCCGTAGTAGAAGAAGAAGAAACACCAATGGCTAGTTTTCCTGCAACGGGCCAAGAATTTTCTTATGAAGATGTTATACAAACAGCAGAAGAAGAAGACAACGATGAGCTAGATATAGATGCTCAAATGAGTAACCTTAACTTAGGAGATCAAGGAAATGATGAACAGTTTACTTATGTACAGTGAAGAAGAAATGGAAGGTACTGAAATACCTTTTGGCTCCTTAGAAGCAGAGGTTGCAGATGACGTACCTGTAATGCTATCAGAGGGCGAGTATGTAGTACCTGCTGATGTAGTGCGATACTGGGGGCTAAAGCACCTAGAAGAAATGCGTACTATGGCTAAGTGTGGTCTTATGTCTATGGAGATGGATGGAAGGTTACATAAAGTAGATGAAGACGGCGAGAAGGTACAGGAAGATGAGGAAGAAGTAGAAGAAGATGACGTAGAGGAAATGGAAGCTATAGCTATAGAGTTTGATATAGATGATATGCAAGAAGAGATGGAAGAAGAAGAAGAGGAAGATGATGAAATAGATTTTGACGGTAAAAAAAAAATAGTACACGCTGATGCAGGTGGGGATATACAAAGAGATAGAGAAGACAGCTTTGGTTTAGGCGTAGGTAACACTGCAACTTTAGGAATAAGTAACCAAGATTTAATGAGTGCTATGGCTACAGTAGATATGGTAGATATGCCAGTTGATAGATCGCCAACTGATGCAGAAGCAGCCGCTGCTGTAGGCGGTTTAGCTAATGCAACTAGAGAACAAATATCTGACGTAGCAGGGGCTGTAGTAGACAAAGCGTTTTCAAATCCAGAACCTTCTGTTCCAGATGCAGTAGGTAAAGTAGCAGGTGCTATGGGTGCAGTCACAGGTAAATTTGGTATTCCCGGTATATCAAATGTTACTGGCCCAACAGTAGATTATGGTTTAGGTAAAATGAATATAGGTAGTGGGCCAATATCTCAAGCAGTAGCTAAAGCTAGTGCAAAAGAATTAGCAACTATCGGCCTAAATATTAATCTAGGTTTACAAGATAAAACTGACTTGATGAGCTTTGGCGGTAACGTAGTTGGTATATCTACAGGCACTATGCTAGGTATGCCTACTCAAACAATAGCAGGTGTAGTAGATCCACAGATGGATGTAGCCGATTACGATAGGGCGGTAGCAGCAGCCCTTGGTAAAGATCTAGCTACTGCACCTACAAATGAAGTAACAGGTAGACCAGACTTTAGTAAGGCCCAAGATCTTATGGGTGTGCAAACCGACCCAGATACAGGCGCACCTACTACAGGAGGGTACACTTCAAGAGGAGATTTTGTAGATGTTACAGGTCAAGTATCTGCTATGGGTACGGCAGAAGCACTAGGTAACTTAGGGTTTTCAGAGTTAGCAGATCTTGAAAGTACAAGAGGCGTAGGTGGTTTCTTTGGTTTAGATGAAAGTGAATTAGAAAAAGCTAAACAGAAAGCTACGGGAAGAGAACTAGCAGATCTAGAAAAACAAGCTGATATGGAAAAAGAACAACAAGAAAAAGAACAACAAGAAATGGTAGACATGATGAGCGAGGATGAAACTTTAGGCGAGGTTGAAGCTGGCCCAGAAACAGAAGAAGGATCAGACCAACAAGCAGAAGAATAATTATTACGGGCTACCCGATACCCCTTTCATAACGAAAGGCTACTTGAGGCCCCTATAGAGGAGAGTAAAATATGTCAGTAGAAGAACACGATGATCAGTCAGTTAAAGGACACGTAGTACAAGCAACTAAAAAATACAGAAGGGCAATAGATGAGGAGCGAGAGCTAAAAGAACTTGTAGAACAGCGACAGGCTCTAGAAAATAAAGTAGAAGAGGAGGATGAGAATCAGGAGCAGTTAGATGCCCTAGATCCAGAAGAGTCTACATTTAAGAAACGATATGGAGATCTTCGTAGGCACTCCCAACGTATACAAGACGAACACAAAAAAGAGATAAAAAAGTTAGAGAAACAGATAGAGGCACTGGCTAATAAATCTGTTAAGCTACCTAAGACAGAAGCAGAAATATCTGCATGGTCGCAGAAATACCCAGATGTTTCTAAGATGATGGAGTCTATAGCCCTCAAGAAATCTACTGAAGTATCTTCAAGCATTAAAAAAGAGATGGAAGAACTACAGGAAATGAAGAGGGGCGTAGTTCGTGAGAAAGCAGAAAGCGAATTAAAAACGCTACACCCAGATTTTGAAACAATCCGTAAAGACCCTGCTTTCCATGAGTGGGCATCTGTACAACCTAAATGGGTACAGGAAGCACTGTACGACAATGACTCAGATGCATATGCCTGTAGTAAGGCAATCACTCTGTATAAGGCAGAGAATAAATTACTAACTAAAAGACAAAAACCATCTGAGGCAGCATCTAGCGTATCTACTAAGGGTATGCCCAAGGCAGATGCAGATGCAATAAAAAAAGGTACATTTAAAGAGTCTCAAGTAGACAGAATGACTGCTGCACAGTATGAAGCCAATGAAGAAGCAATTACTAATGCAATACGCAACGGAACATTTATTTATGATATTTCTGGTGCAGCACGATAAAAAAAGGTTGACAATGCATATTTAATATGTATAACTATACCTTACATCACATACTGATGTCCTCATCGTAAGATGACCACACACTGGTATGTTACTTCATTAAATTAGAAGTAGGTTAGCTACCATTTTACTAGTTGGCCCCTTATCTCTAATTAAGATATGGACACCCGACAAACAGCGAAATGCCCTGAACTTACATGATATAAGCTATCATAGGAGGGAACCAATATGGCTTTTAAAACAGCTACTGGTTACGGAAACCTTCCGAATGGCAACTTTTCACCTGTAATTTACAGTAAGAAAGTGCAATCGGCATTTCGTAAAACCAGTGTATGCGAGGACATCACCAACAATGATTATTTTGGTGAAATCGCTAATTTCGGTGATACAGTTCGTATCATCAAGGAACCAGAAATAACGGTTCAAGAATACGCCCGTGGCACACAAGTACAGCCACAGGATCTACAAGATGATGACTTCACTCTAGTTGTCGATAAAGCAAACTACTTTGCTTTCAAAATTGATGACATTGAAGATGCACATTCTCATGTAAACTTTGAGTCAATGGCAACTGATAGAGCAGGTTATCGTCTAAAAGATCAGTTCGACATGGAAGTACTAGGTTACTTGACAGGTTTCAAACAGGCTACAATTAGTTCTGTTGCAGGAACTGCAAGAGTAGCTGCTGATAAATCAGGTACTGATCCTATTGCAGGAGCAGCAGCCAACGGTTTATTAGCTTCTATGTTAATTGCACGTAACAGCTTTGTTTCAGGTGGTGCTGCTACCGACTCAATCGCTCTACATCCAGACGGATCTACTGGTGAAGCAACTCCTTTGGAAGTGCTAAACCGTATGGCTCGTTTACTCGATCAGCAAAATGTTGACCGTGATGGACGTTGGGTTGTTGTCGATCCAGTGTTTGCTGAACAGCTTAATGACGAAAACTCTAAACTATTGAATAATGACTTTTCTTCGGGTAGCACGGACATTTTAAGAAATGGACGTATTATCTCTGGAGTAGTTCGTGGTTTCAGAGTATATATGTCAAATAACCTTCCTTCGATAGGAACAGGCCCAGCTACCATTGATACTAATGGATCAAGCGCACATTATGGTGCTATTGTTGCTGGACATGATTCTGCCGTTGCTACTGCTTCACAAGTAGAAAAGGTTGAAACATATCGTGATAATGACAGCTTTGCTGACATCGTTCGTGGTATGCATCTGTATGGTCGCAAGGTTCTTCGTCCTGAAGCACTAGTTCGCGCTCACTACAACATTGCTGGTTAAGGGGAGAATAGACAATGGCTACTTTTGACCTTACCGCTTCATCTACTGCTGGTGTCGGTGCAGATACTTCTGCTATAATGCCAGCACATTATGGTAACAATGCAATGTACAATGTCGAGGCTTACCTCGATGTAGCTGCATTTATTGCTGCTGGTAATACTGTAGCTGATGGAGATATCTTTCAGTTATTAGAAATACCTGCTGGTACATTGATACTTAATGCTGGTGCTGAAGTTATGACAGCTTTTACTTCAAGTGTAACTGCTGACGTTGACTTTGCTGCTGGTGATGATATTATTGATGGAGCAGACGTTACTTCTACTGGTTATTGTGCCAAAGGAACTAACGGTCAAACCAATACGGTTGTTGGCTCTGCTGCTTCAACTTATACTCAATTTGTATCTACTACTGATACTATTGATGTTCTGTTAGCAGGAGCCGCCGCTGCTGTTGGAGTTCTAAGAGTATATGCTACTTGCATTAATTGCAACGCAAATGGAAAATTTCCAGCTGCTGCTGCAAGAGATACTTTAGCATAATAAAGTACTAGGGGGTAGTCTTTTAATTAAAGGGCTACCCCTGTCTTTAATTTGGATGATACATGGCTACAACATTCCTTACATTAGTAAACGATACGTTAAGGAGAATGAATGAGGTTGAGGTTACAGCAACTGATTTTCCTAATGTCACGGGTTTTCGTGCCGTAGTTAAAGATGCAGTTAATTCCTCCCTACAAGAAATATCACAAAAAGAATTTGAATTTCCATTTAACCACACTACAGGTACACTAACCTTAGTAGTAGGCACTGATCAGTACACGTTAGCTACGGATCTAAAAATTGCAGATTGGGATTCGTTTAGAATAAACTATGATGCAGATAATAATTATGGTGCAAGGGTATTAAAGCAAATAAACTATGACTCGTACCTAAAGCGTTTCTTTGAGCGCGATGCAGAGGCAGGTACAGGAGACTACGATCAACCTATATACGTATATCGTACCTTAGATAATAAAATAGGCTTTACTCCAAAACCAGATGCTACGTACAGCGTTAGCTACAGCTACTTTGCGTATGCTACAGATCTATCTTCTGCTACAGATACAATGTCAGTTCCTGACGCATTTAAACACGTAGTAATAGATGGAGCGCAATATCACTCCTTTATGTTCAGAGACAATACCCAACAGGCAGCCGTAGTTAAAGCTAAGTTTGATGAGGGTATAGAGAGAATGCGTACCCTACTAATTAACAGATTTACAGATGTACGAGATACACGGGTAGGCAGACTCCTAAATGTACCACATGGTAATGCTTAATGGCAGACGCATTAAAAGATGTTCTGGTAAACTCCAGAGGGGGTTTGTATACGAATGAGGATACGCTAACTCTTGCCAATACGCTTCCGGGGTCTGCCATACGAATGTTAAATATGGAAGTATCTCAGTTTGGTGGATATAGACGTATTAATGGTTATGCTGATTATGACTCTAACTATGGGTCAGTTACAGGATCAGGCCCTGTCATGGGTCTATGGATACTAGATGGTACACCCTACGCTGTAAGAAGAAACCTAAAAGATACTACAGGATCTCTAGGTTCTAATCCATTTGCAGTTACTAGCGGAAGCCCTACAATAACAGTAACACATAGTAGTCATGGGCTATCAACAGGAGATAGAGTAACCTTTGCAAGTTCTGATGCTGTTGGAGGCATAACGCCAAACTCAGTAGAAATGGTTATTACGGTAGTTAATGCAAACAGCTATACTGTAGTATTTACATCTAATGCTAGTTCTAGTACTACTGGTGGAGGTAGCTCAGTAACCTTTACTGCAAACAATGGTACTCAAACGCTAGGCTCTAATCCTTTCTCCATATCTAATACTAGTTCTACAATTACAGTAGCGCATACCTCACACGGCCTAGTCGTAGGTAACTTTGTAACTTTCTCAGGTAGTGCATCCGTAGGTAACATAACTCCTAACGGCGTAGAAATGAAGGTTACTACTGTACCTGACGCTAATAGTTATACTGTAGAATTTACCTCTGCTGCTACCTCTACAGTAAGTGGTGGCGGTGGTGGTTCAGTAACAGCAAACTACAGTAAGTTTTACACTATATGGAAATATAATACAGGAGGTTGGACTACTATATCTTCTAACAGGTCTTCAGTAGGCGTTAGTAAAGTACGACACAGTATGAGCGCATACAGTGACACTGAAGATGTTATTATAACAGATGGTTTAAATTTTCCTGCAACCTTTAATGGCACTACTGTAGTTACTCACGCAGCAGGATCAGTTACTAACTCTTCAGGTGCTAAGTTCTCTACGGACTTTAAAAATCATAAGTTTTATGGTGGTTTTCCATCTACTAACAATGGTAAAAATATAATACTGTATAGTCAACCGTCAGACCCAGATGCATACGGCACTAACTCAAATACTTTAGATATGGGATTTGACGTAGTAGGTATGGCCCCTTTCAGAGACAGCCTATTTGTATTTGGCGAAAGACAGATAAAAAAAGTAACGGGTAGTGGCACTGCTGATTTTGCAGTATCTGATGTTACAGCTAACGTAGGGTGTATAGCTACAGATAGTATAATAGAAATAGGTGGTGACATTTTATTCTTAGCGTCTGATGGCATTCGCCCCATACAAGGCACTGCAAACATTGGTGACGTTGAGCTTGAAACTATATCAAAGCCGATACAACAACTACTACAAGAGCTACCTAATACACATGATCTAGATAATATGTCTGCTGTAGTTATAAATAACAAGTCTCAGTTTAGGTATTTCTTTCCAGCAGAAACAACTGCTGCAGCAGATACTGAAGGTGTAATAGGTGGCCTAAGATTTGCAAACAGGCGAGTAGGTTGGGAGTTTGGTCAGCTACTAGGAATACGAGCATTTGTATCTACTAGCGGATTAATAAATAAAGTAGAGACAGTATTACACGGGGATCTAAATGGTGAAATATACAAGCAGGAAAGCGGTAATACTTTTGATGGTGCTGATGTTACGGCAGTTTACGCATCTCCCTTTCTATATTTCGACTCTACCGAAAAACGCAAAATATATCAGCACGTATCGTTATTTACTAGACCAGAGGGGTCTTCCAGTTTGAACTTAGGTATAGCCTACAACTGGGATGACAACAATACACCAGACCCTACTACGTATGCTTTAACTACAGCAGGTGCGTTATCAAGATACACAACAACTAACAGTACATATGACAATGTAGCATTTACTTTTGATGGGTCTTCTAGTCCCGTACTAGAAACAAATTTACAAGGATCAGGGAGATCAATATCTTTGGTCATAACATCAACAGGAACCCAAGCTCCATATAGTATAGCAGGGTTCTCTATAACTTATCAGGATGCAGGATACAGATAATGGCAGGATATACTAGACAATCTTCAGCACAAATAGTTAGCGGTGAGGTTATATCGGCCTCCCCTATAAATGCAGAGTACAACCAGTTACTAGCAGCGTTTAATGAAACGTCAGGTCACGCACACGATGGTACGGCAGCAGAAGGCCCACCCATAGATCGTATAGCAGATGCAGACCAGAAGAATGCTGTATTAATAGATACTAGTAATAATCACATTGAATTTTACAATGAGGTAGGTGGTGCAGCTACGCAACAATTACGCATACAAGATGGTGCGGTAATACCTATAACTAATAATGATATAGATTTAGGACATACATCAAATCAATTTAAAGATTTATTTTTAGATGGTACTGCTAAAGTAGACACTCTTACGGTTGATGATAATGCTACTGTAGCTGGTACATTAGGTGTTACTGGTGCGCTTACTGGATCTAGTACATTACAGGGAACGACAATAACTGCCACAACTGCATTTGTACCTGATGCATCTGATGGTGCTGCACTAGGTACTTCATCATTAGAATTTAGTGATTTATTTCTTGCAGATGAGGCTGTAATTAATTTAGGAGATGACCAAGATGTCACACTAACTCATGTGCATAATACGGGTGTATTATTAAATAGCACTAATCAACTCCAGTTTGGAGATAGTGGCACTTACATACATCAATCTGCTGATGGCGTACTGGACTTAGTAGCAGATACTGAAATAGAAATAAACGCAACAACTATAGATATAAATGGTGCGGTAGAAATTAGCGGTAACGCAACTGTAGGTGGAACACTTATTCCTACTGGCAAGATTACTGCTGATGCTGGTATTGATA